GTTGTAGCTCCAGGTTCTTCACCACCCCAAGAAGCTAATCCCCAACCAAAACCTTTTGCTTGTACAGCTGGTCCTACTGGATAATAATGCCGTACTCTAATGCCACCTGATGTTGTTGCACCAGATCCAGATTCATTTGATGGCATTGTAATTGTAAGAGTAGTGGTTGTTGGTACCGATGTTACCATAAATTTTTTATCATCAAAATCTGATGCGCTAAAATTAGATCCTGTTATTGTAGTAAAATTGTCTAATAATAGTATTTCACCTGCAGCGATGTTGTGAGCAGTAGAAAAAGTCAGTGTTACAACTGCTGATCCATTAGTCGTGCTGAATGCATTTGTAAGTGTGGTTGTTGTTTTAATAGGATGTATGTCATAAAACACACCTCCTGAATATGCGTATAAAATCCTGTTAGTTCCTATGATTGCGTATTTTCTACCTAAACTATTTACAAAATGATGAAGACCTCTGGCAGCCCCTGTCAAATCGTCTGTTCCTAATTGCTTCCAACCACCTATTTTTTCAGGTGTGCCATATCTAAATCGAACATTATCGCAGTCTACCCACTGACCTTCTGCCGTGGTTTTTGAAATTTGTTTATTGATACCTGGTTGAAAACCTATTTTCTGTAACATAAGGATCCTTTTTTTCTAACAATATACCAAATATCATAGATTTGTATTGTTTAAAAGCTCATTTTAGCCTAACTTTTTCGTCACCATAACTCAACGTTTTTTCAATATCAGGATCATTATCTTTATAGTGTAAGTGAATATCAGCCACTACCATAGCTAATTGATTAACAAAATGTCTCCCATCTCTATAATCAATAATTACTTTTCCTTTTTCATAAATTAATTTTCTTTCTTTTTTAGAAAAAACAATTTCAGTAGTATTTTTATGTTTTCTAAAATGCATTTTTTTGTGCTCCCAAATATTCTCGTTTATCCCATTGATATTCTGTAAATTTACCATTTTTAAGAACATAGTGTAAGAAAATTTGTAGTGAATAATCACCATCATATTCTTCTCTCCAATGTTCAAATTTAGCGCCAAAATATAAAACTCCGTCACCTGGTTTAATTATTATTCTTTCATTATCTATAAATAAAGGCCATTCAAGATCTGCTGCAACATTAACGCTTATAGTAACTTCACAAGATTCTCTATCTGTATGTTTTTCTAAAGAAGAAAATTTTTTATATAATCTCCAAAAACTATATGTTTCGATTAAATCTAAATTAGCCTCTCTTTCAAAAATTTCTTTTTTTGATTGCAATAAAGAATCTGTTATAGGGTCTCCATAACGAAAAGTTTCACCCAATTTACCTTGCGGACAAAAACTATCTCTATTATTAATATTATATAATTTTGCATAATTAAATAATAATTCTCTTTCATCTTTCGAAAGAATATTTTCTATATAAACATATTTATCTAAATCATCCATGACACTAATGTATATCTTATTCCTTTTGTAACTGATGTTGCTTGATGTGGAAATAAAAAATTACTTGGCCATAACACAATTTTTCCAGGTTCAGGTTTTATATCTAAAATTAAATCTTTAGAATTAGGTTCAAAAAATTGTAAGTGACCCCCTTCGTAATCATTATTTAAAAATATTATTGCGGAAAGTTCTCTATGAATGTTACCACTATCTATATGAGGTTTATAAAAACCACCCTTTGAATATTTTAATAAAGTAAGAGCCTCAATTTTTGATGGTGCATAATTTATGTTTCTTTCTTCAAAATATTGTAAAGCAATTCTTCCTATACCAACACATATTAAATTATGCCAATGAGCTTCCGTTAAAGTTTTGTATTTACTTAAAGCGTAATTTTTAACGTTTCTAATATCTTTATCTATCTTACTATTTCCATCTTTATGTATAACCTCAGCATCTCTAAATTCATTTATTGTAGTAAAAGTTCTTAAAAAAGTAGACACAAGGTGTGGTTCTAAAAATTTATATTGTCCAATTAAATTTTTTATCTCCATTTTTGTTTATTCCATACAGTATTTTCGTACCATTTCATTAAATGGCTAGCAAATCTAAAGAATGTTGAGTCTTGTTGTTTTTCACTATCTTCTTTAGTTTGCATTTTCCAACTTTCTTTTTTAAAAGGAAAAACACTTGCTATAGGAGTTCCTTTTTTTAAAATCCAACTACCTTCTTTTTTAAGAACACACGGAAAATTAACAGGCACGTCAGTACCTGAATCTACTATACCTGTTAAGATCTCAAATCTTTTTTCAGCCCTATTTATGGGTTGTGTGTATAAAACTGAATAACCTTTAGGCACGTGTATCGCCCAAGGATTTAAAAGTTTGTATATTGGAAAACCTTTGTTTTCTTTAACGTAGGGACACTTCATTCCTCCTACTTGTTTTATCGGGTGTATTTCTCCTATATCGCCCATATTAACATTAATATTACGTTTTTGATCTGCTAATGCTCCCAATGGATCTGAGCGTTCAACCCAAGTGTTAATTTTACCACTAGGATCAGTCATATTAAAATTTATTTTTTGATCTATTGGACTTTTTAAGATGTATCCAGCTGTTAAACTGTCTAAAAAAGGTTTACAAGCTTTAAGAGTTCTTTCGGTATGTATGTCTGGATTCGGTATATTTTTATACCAATCTGGTATGTGTAATATTGCAGGTTCTGGATAAATTGACTTATCAGAAAACACAGTATGATGTGCTGAAAAAGTAATTATTCTTTCATTCATTAAAATTCCATCGAGGATGGAACTTGTATATCATTTTTTATTAAACAATCAACCCAATTACGACCTGTAATTGGAAAGGATAGAGAACTTATATCAATAGCTTTTAGAGCAGCTAGATTAGTTGTCCAACCAGATGGAGGATTTTTTGTATTGTTTACAGCTCCCTCCAAATTTTTTATTAATTCATTTAAACTGTTTTTAATTTGTTCTTCAGTCCAACTTACATCTTCAATTTCAGAATCAATAAGAGTAGTATTTAAAGGATCTTTAGATGTTAGCTCTTTAGCACCAGTTTGTAATGAAGTATAATCTTCATCAGAAATTTCTATATAACTATTATGATCTACAAATATGTCTGGTGTCAACCAATGATCTCTAGATGTTGTGTCTTCACAAATTCTACAGTATCTATTAGCACTATCATTTTTAAGAATATATTTAGTCATAATTAAGAGCCCGTATTATCGTAAATCAATAAAAAACCACCTTGTCCAGAAGATCCACTACCACCTTTAGGAGCACCTGCTCCAGGACCTCCTGTATCAGCTAGTATAATTTGTGATCCTGTTATATCTGTTGTTGCCCCGGGAGCTGATCCATCACTACCTGGGTTTCCTGGATTTTTATTTCCACCACCGCCACCATTAGCTGTTGCTAAATTTGTAACGTTAGATGCACCACCCGAGTTTCCAGAACCATTTTGACCGGCTCCAGTTCCTCCAGCTCCTGCTGAATATGAATAAGCTGTTCCCCCTGATACGGGTACAAAATAAAAACCAAAACCTCCTTTACCGCCAGCACCACCACCAGAGTTTGGAGCTTGGTTTGGGGCGCCACCGCCACCACCACCGCCTCCAGCTTTTAAAAAAATTGAAGCGTTGTTTGCGTTGTTGGGTGCTGTATAAGTTCCAGATCCTCCAGCTGTTGTAGTCGCTCTTACTACGTCAACTCCACCTCCAGCACTACCAGTGGCTGCTGTTACTACTCTTCCAGAAGAGTCGACGGTGATGTCTGCTGTGGTAAAAGTACCTTTAGCTGATTTTATTATTCTTGGCATTTAATCCTCCTAGTCTACCATTTCTACATAAGAAACATGATAATCTAAGTCACTAGCAGTGCCAGCTGTAACCGCAAGTAAATCCGTTTCATCTAAGTAGAGAGGTCTGCTAATTAAATCTAATGTTGAATCTGCGGGCACAGAAATTGTGCTTGCAATTTTGTAATATGTAGAACCATTGTCATTGCTAATTTCAACTGTTACATCACATGCATTAGTTCCATCATCATTTGCTATTAATATAGAATCTACTCTTACTGCAGTTTCTGCAGGAACGTCTATCATAGTTGTTCTATTAGTATCACCTAAAGAACCCATTGCATTTTTAGGTGTAAGTGTTGCTATATTTACAAGATTTGGTGTTGCCATTTTTTATTCTCCTTCTAGATTAATATCCGAAAACCATGGAGAAGACAAGACCTTTTCCATCAGTAGTTGCGATTTGTGTTGAGCTTGTTCCTGGTGAAGCATTAGTTATTTTAACTCTACCAGTACCATTTGGAGCTAAAGTCATGTCTCCATTTGAACCGTCAGTAAGTGTTACTGTTCCTGCATTTGTACCAGAATTTGTATCTAAAATAAGGTCATGAGCACCACTAGACGTTAGTGTGGCGTTTGCAGATCCAGTTCCTATTTTAGTCTCACCTGATCCTTTTGGAATAATTGCTAAATCTATGTTTGTGTCCCCACCAGTCGCAGAGATACTTGGAGCATTTCCAGTTGCTGCGTTTGTGACATCAAACTGGTTTACAGCTGAACCTGTTGTTTGAAATACTATCTGTTCATTTCCATTTTCATCGTTGATCCCGTGAGCATCATCAAAAGCTATGTTAAAACTATTGGTATCTAGGTCTCCACCTAATTGAGGTGAAGTATCATCAACAACATCACCACCAAATTCAACCATAGTAATATTAGGGTTGGTGCCATCATCTGCTTTTGCATATGCAATAACAGTTTTACCTGCTGCAACCGCAGCACTTGTTCCTGTACCTGATACATATTTAAATGTTACAGTCTGAGATCCAGAAGTTCCATTTTTTAAAATGTAAAAGTTTTGTACGTCAAGAGGAATTGTTACATTTCTTCCTGAAGTTAACGTGCCTGTAAATTCTATAATTCTGTGTGCAAGAGTTGCACCAGTTCCACCATCTGTTACAGATAATGTTGTATCACCAGAATCAGAAACAGCTTGAGCTGTATAACCACCAGATACTTGTTCAAAAATTTGTAAATTTGTATTAGTTTTTGTACCCCACGTACCGGCGTTTTCACCAGTTGCT